AAAAAGCCGGAGCTAAAGCAGAAATGCCAATGAAAAAAGGCGGTAAAGTCAAAAAAATGGCTGGAGGTGGTTTAGGTTCTAGTCACAAAGCTGCTGATGGAATTGCATCTAAAGGCAAGACCAAAGCTAAGCAGATCAAAATGGCTGGTGGCGGATATTGTTAAGGAGTTAACCATGAAAAAAGTAAAACGTTACGACATCGGTGGAGAAGTAGATGCTTTAGAGGCAGCAAACGCGTCTCCAGAGTCTCAAGCTATTTCAGATGAAGCCAAGGGCGACTCAATGCTCAAGGCTATGCGCGATGAGGCCGCAAAGTCAAAAATGGCGTTAAAACCAAAAGCCAAAGAAAAGTCTTTTGCTCAAAAAGCAAAGAACGAAAACTTTACTTCTGCCGAAACTGGCGGCGGTGCAGGTTTGATGTACCGCAAGCCGACAGGTAAACCTGGTAGCGGCTCGACTGATGCGCGTTCTGTTGTTGATCGTTTACGCTCTGCTTTGAGTTCCGGTAAAGGTCGCGGTGGAAACACTGTTGATTTTGGCGGTTCTGGCTTGGGCATGAAAAAGGGCGGCAAAGTAAGTTCGGCTTCTAGCCGTGCTGATGGTATTGCTCAACGCGGCAAAACTAAAGGCACCATGGTTATGTGTGGTGGCGGGATGTACAAAAAATGATGGCCAGTCGCGGTATGGGTGATATTAACCCTTCAAAGATGCCTAGCGGGAAGCGTAAAGCTCGCCGCGACAACACCGACTTTACTCAGTACGCAGAGGGTGGAACAGTAAACGCTGCTGGTAATTACACTAAACCTAGTCTGCGCAAGCGGATTGTGTCGCAGGTAAAAGCCGCAGCAACGCAAGGTACCGGTGCAGGACAGTGGTCGGCCCGCAAAGCCCAGTTAGTTGCCAAAAAATATAAGGCGGCTGGCGGAGGGTACAGAGATTGAAAGCGCCGCAACAGTCCTTAAAAAACTGGGGCGACCAGAAATGGAGAACCAAAAGTGGAAAACCGTCTAGTAAAACAGGTGAGCGATACCTTCCAGAAGCTGCGATTAAAAGTCTCAGCCCTGCTGAGTACGCTGCTACAACTCGTGCGAAGCGTGCTGGCAAAAAAGCCGGGAATCAATTCGTAGCGCAACCTAAAACCATAGCCAAAAAAACAGCGGGGTTCAGATGATTGGGTATATCCAAAAACAAATTGACGCCAGCGAAAAGCTGTTTGAGATGATGCGGGCCGACCATAAAGAACGTTTAACTCAAATTCTTATTTGGTCTGATATGAACGAGAGTTTGCTACGCAAATTGGACGAACGTGATAGAGAGATCGAGCGCCTTAAGGGGCTTTTGCAAGCACATGAAACTGCGGAAAAACTTTAAAAATCATGGCATACACGACCGGTACAACAGGTTTTAACTTAGAGTTCACCGAACTTGCGGAGGAAGCGTGGGAGCGTGCCGGTCGTGAGATGCGTTCTGGTTATGACTTGCGTACTGCTCGTCGTTCCATGAACCTGATGACTATTGAGTGGGCCAATCGTGGCTTGAATATGTGGACGATCGAAGAAGGGTCTTTCACTCTCACACCCGGCCAGAATACCTACGCACTCCCCAACGATACTGTTGACTTGCTCGACCATGTAATTCGTACGGGCGGTAACAGCGCATCGACTCAAGCGGACTTGAATATCACGCGTATTAGTGTTTCTACCTACGCAACAATACCTAACAAACTGCAACAGGCACGCCCAATCCAAGTGTGGATTCAGCGTTTGTCTGGAGAAACAAACCCCACAACAGCAACGCTATCTACCAGTATTAACGCAACAGATACCTCAATTACTCTGAGTTCTGTGGCTGATTTGGCGGCTGCTGGGTTTATCAAGCTGGGCAATGAGATCATTAACTACACCTACATTTCTGGCACTACGCTAGGTGGGGTGTTCCGTGGTCAGGCAAACACAACTGCTGCATCACATACCAGTACAACTGCTGTTTATGTTCCCCAACTACCAGCCGTGACTGTTTGGCCAACTCCAGATAACACAGCGACCTATCAATTTGTATACTGGCGTATGCGCCGTATTCAGGATGCTGGCAATGGTATTCAAGTGGGAGACATGAATTTCCGCTTCTTGCCTGCTGTAGCAGCGGGGTTGGCCTACTACATTGCCATGAAAACCCCAGAGTTAATGCCCCGCATTGACATGCTCAAACAGGTCTACGACGAGCAATTTAACTTAGCCGCTGGTGAAGATCACGAGAAAGCCGCACTGCGGTTCGTGCCACGCCAGCAGTTTATTGGTGGTGGTACTGCGTAATGGGAAATCGCTTCGCTTCTGGCAAGTTCAGTATCGCAGAGTGCGATCGCTGTGGTCAGCAGTACAAGTTAAAACGGCTCAAAACTGAGATAATTAAGACTAAACAGTATGATTTGAAGGTATGCCCAGAGTGTTGGGATCCTGACCATCCGCAGTTGTTACTGGGTATGTATCCGGTGGATGATCCTCAAGGAATACGCGGCCCACGTAGAGATACAACGTATATAACTTCGGGCACTAACGCAACGGGCAATCCGTCCGGTGGCTCGCGGGATATTCAATGGGGCTGGAGTCCAGTTGGAGGCGCTAGTTTTTTTGATGCGGTGTTGACTCCAAACTACTTGGTGGCAACAACATTTGTTGGTACAGTAACGGTAAGTTAAAAGGAGCTTAATATGGCTAAAAGTGACATGAAAGAAGACATGAAAATGGATGTCAAACAAGACAAGGCAATGATCAAAAAAGCTTTCAAGCAGCACGATATGCAAGAGCATAAAGGCGGCAAGGGCACATCTTTAAAATTGGCTAAGGGTGGTAAGACCAACGCCAACATGAAGACTATGGGTCGTGGTATGGCTAAAGTTGCCAACCAGAAGAAGTCTTCATTTACATACAAGCGTGGAGGCTAACATGGCTACATTTAGCAAAAAGGTTATGGGTAAAGAAGTTGGCGATGCCAGCGTATATGCTCAACCACACGATATGTCAGGTAAGGCTATGACAGCATCTACCAATCCCGGCTCTGGCTCAAACAATAGCAAGTTGGAAACACTTGATATGAGTGTTGGTCCTTACAGCAAATCTGCTGGTAATGAACCTGCTAAGACTTCTGGTATTAAAATTCGTGGTACTGGCTGTGCTACTAAAGGCGTGATGGCCAGAGGCCCAATGGCATGACATACGACGAGCTTGTTGCCGCAGTAACGTCCTACACCGAAAACACGTTCTCAACGGACGTGATGAATACGTTCATCCAACAGGCTGAGCAACGTATTTACAACACGGTGCAGCTTGCCAACTTGCGCGTAAACAAAACAAGCTCTCTTATTGTTAATAACAAATACATTGCTCCTCCGGCTCAGTTTATTTCAATGTACAGTTTTGCCGTTTATCCAGTCGGTGGTGGGGCTTACACATACTTACTTAACAAAGATGTGAACTTTATACGTGAGGCATATCCAAGTTCTACGGATACCGGGCTTCCAAAGCACTATGCAATTTTTGGCACGCAATCAAACGATCCAACTACGTTGACAATGATTGTTGGGCCTACACCCGATGCGGCGTATGGTGTAGAGCTGCACTACTACGCATACCCAGAATCAATTGTTACCGCAGGCACTACATGGCTTGGAGAGCATTTTGACTCTGCGTTGCTAAACGGCGCTCTATGGGAAGCTATCACGTACATGAAGGGTGAGCCAGATTTGGTTGGCTTGTACGAGAAACGCTATGTGCAAGCAGTTACGCTTCTCAAGAACTTGGGAGATGGTAAGCAACGCGGTGATGCTTATCGTGACGGTCAAACTAGGATTGCAGTATCGTGAGTATTGTTCAGACGCAAACCACTAGTTTTAAAGAACAGTTGTACACGGCTGTGCATAACCTATCAACGGACCAGTTGTGGATTGCGCTATATACGGCAAATGTTAATTTAAATGCGGACACAACAGTATATTCAACAACCAATGAAGTAACTGGTACAGGATATGTAGCAGGGGGTGTTCAATTAACTGGTGTTACTATTAGCTCTTCTAATTCTGTTGCCTACGTTAATTTTAATAACGTAGTTTTTAACGCTAGTGTTACAGCTAGATGCGCCTTGATTTATAACAAAACCAAGGGCAACAAATCAATCGCAGTGTTAGATTTTGGTTCAGATAAAACCTCATCTAACTTTACAATCACCATGCCGGGTAACACCGCTACTACGGCGCTTATCCGCTCGTCGAACTAAAGGAGTCTCTAATGGCTATCACTCAAGCAATGTCCACGTCTTTCAAGGTAGAAATCCTTGACGGCATCCACAATTTTGGTACTGGCGTTGTCCGCGCTTCAACAGCAGCAGACACGTTTAAGATGGCTCTGTACACCAGTTCAGCAAGTTTAGATGCTGCTACCACTGTATATTCATCAACAAATGAAGTAACAAGTACAAACTACACGGCTGGCGGTATAGCCTTATCTGTATCTGTGGTGCCCACCTCATCTGGAACAACGGCTTATTTGTCGTTTACCTCTCCAGTAACTTGGTCTAGCGTGACCTTTACTACTTTGGGTGCATTGATCTACAATTCAACGCAAGGAAACAAGGCGGTGGCTGTATTAAGTTTTGGTACTGCACAAACTGTTTCCGGCGGTGATTTCAACGTCATCTTCCCGACAGCCAGCTCGACTACCGCAATCTTGCGTATTGAGTAAGGAACCAAATTATGGCCCTTGTAATTAAAGACCGCGTACAGGAGTCCACCACTACCGCTGGTACGGGTGCGATTTCTCTTGGCGGCGCAACGACAGGCTTTGCTGCGTTCAACTCAGTAATGGCTAATGCCGATACTACTTACTACGCCATTGTTGGTGGTACTGAGTGGGAAGTTGGTCTTGGCACATGGAACACTGGTAACACGCTGACACGCACTACTGTGTATGCCAATAGCGCAGGCACAGCACCAACACCCCTGACTTTCTCGTCAGGCACTAAGTACATTTGGATTGACTTCCCTGCTGCCCGTACTCTGTACAAAGCTGCGGATGATTCAATTGCAAGCCCAACTTTCTCTGGAACTATTGCTGGAACACCAGCGGTTAACTCTGCTAGTTCGTTGGCTTCCCAAATTGTTACAGTCAACCTTGGAACCTTCAGTTTTACCAATGCTCTTGCTACCACAGTTACTGCTGGTACAGGTACTACTGCAACGATTACTTGGGGTACTGCACTTTCTTACGCACCTCCAGTTGGTTCGCAAGTCATCATCACAGGTGTAACCCCAACAGGTTACAACGGTACTTATACGGTAACAGCGTCGACAACTACGACTGTTTCTTTTGCTAGTTCGACTACAGGCGCTCAAACCGTTGCTGGAACTATCCAGACTGGTGACTGGGTGCCGGTGAATAGTCAATCTTTTTCAGTTGCTATCTCGTCAACACTGTGGAGTGCATCGGGTTCGGTGACTGGAACTGCGTACGGTGCATCACAACCCATTGTGTACCCCGGCAACGCTGGTGCTGCTATTAACGCGCTTGGAGATGAATTAGAAATGGATGGTTTAGTGGTGTCCGCATCACTTGGCTCCACGCCTAACGTCAACGTGTACGTTTCTACAGTTAATGGTGGTCCTGTTGTCGGGCCTCGTCAAATCGCTTTAAAACTTTCTTAAGGAGTCCATAACATGGCTATTATCCAATCCGGAGTCTCTGGCTCCACCCTCATGACGGTTGACCCAACGTATACCGCTGGTCGCATTGCAATCCGTCCTATTGAACAATTAGGCTCATATTTGTACGGTGGTCGTACTGGTGCCTATACAGGCGCTGGTGCTAACACGCCAATATTTTCTATGCGTTTTGTGGCCGGCTCTGCTGGCTCTGCACAGATTGCAATCATCCAACGTATTACCATTAACTGGGTGTTAACAACAGCCTTTGGTACAGCGCAGGAAATTGCATTCGGTGCTTATGTTGCCCGTTCGTTTACTGGCTCTGATTCTGGCGGTACACAGATTGTTGTATCTGGTAATAACCAAAAGAACCGTACATCTGCACAAACTTCACAGATTGCTTCAAGTGGTGATATGCGTATTGCCTCTACCGCAGCTTTGACTGCTGGTACACGTACGCTTGACTCTGCTGCATTCTCTGTGACTAACGGTTACGCTGGTACAACATTGTTGTCTACTGGTGTTGTGCCAATGTCGCAAGTAACTTTGTTCGAAAACTTTGCTGGCGATACTCCAGTCGTGTTGCAAAGTAATGAAGGCATTATTATTAACAACTTGGTTGCATTGGGTGCTACTGGTGTTATGACTGTTGCCGTTAACATTGAGTGGACTGAATCGTCTACATCTGCAACTACTTCCTTCTAATTAACAAAGGAACTGGGACATGCTGGGCTTTAACCCGATATCATCGGCGCCGATCTCGGCTGTCCCCTCAATTTATGCAACCTCTGGTTTGTTTGCCACAGGTCGCATCGGTACTGTTACGATAAAGATAGACAAATCCGTAACCGTTACTGGCGTTCGCGGTACTGGTCGTGTTGGTACTGTAAGTGCAGGCCAAGGCGCAACAATCTATGTAACGGGCGTAAAGGGCACTGGTGTGATTGACCATGCGTGTTTCCGCTCATGGAATGATGTCGATACTGTCGATTGTTAAGGATAAAAAATGCCCTCTACCTACTCAACCACGCTGCGCTTGCAGCTAATGACAACCGGTGAAAAGACCGGGCAGTGGGGAAGCATTACCAACACAAACCTCGGCACGTTGCTTGAGCAGGCCATTACAGGCATTTCAAATGTTACGGTTAGCGATGTAGGAAACACAACACTGACTGCGGTTGACGGGGCTACTGACCAGTCTCGCAGCATGTATTTAAACTTAACAGGCGCATTAACTGGCACAAGGAGTGTGCTGGCACCGTCTGTAAGTTCATCAACTGGTTTGCCAGTCACAAAACTGTATGTTGTTAAGAACAGCACCACTGGTGGTCAGTCGGTTATTCTGAAAACTTCTGCCGTGGGTAGCACTGGCGTGACTGTTCCTAACGGAGCTGTGACTTTGTTGTGGAGCGATGGCACAAACGTCACGAACGCTTTGACTTATTTGGCGTCAGTTACAAACTCAGCCATTACTAATAGTACATTGGACAATTCTCCAGTTGGCTCA